GGCCCAATAGCTCAGCTGGATAGAGCACTTGACTACGAATCAAGGTGTCGGGAGTTCGAATCTCTCTTGGGTCACCATACCATTCAAATTCGAACTCTTTACTCTTACAGGATTCTGCAGGAGTGGGAGTTCGTTTTTGTAATTATACTGAATTTCAATGTAGTCATCATAGACTATCACGCAGCGGACGAGCGATGAGAGCAGGATGCTCTTGTACTTGTCCGCTGTTTTTATTTTTTGGGCGATTGAGTAAAAGAAAAATTCAATATGCTTTTCCGTCAGCTTTGACTTACCGGATAATAATTCTTCGCGAGAAATGGCCTCATTTAGCTCTGTGAGGCGTTTCTCATACTCTTTAATATGATTTGTTATGGTGACGGAGATAAGGCCGCTCTCGACCGCCTGCACGCAATTTTTAAGCTTTTTATTTATCTCTGCCGCCTGATCCTTCAGAGATTGAACGGTCAGAGATTCTTTTTGCTTCTTTTTCGCTTCGACTGCCTGCCGGGCGATTGCATGCACAGCTTCCTTACTGGACAAGATTCTGGTGGTAACAGAGCAAACAAGCTCTTCCAGTTTATCGGCTCTGATGTTCCTGGCTGTGCATCCGTCTTTCTTCAGGTGCTTCGTGCAGGCATAGTAGTAATAGGTATTTTTGTACTTCGACGTGCCGGATGTGCCGACCATGTTAGAACCACACTGGCCGCAGAAAAGTTTTCCGGTTAGAAGGAAATTTTCACTGCATACTTTCACATGATTATTCTTCATGTACTGCAAGGTCTTCTGTACGGCTTCGAAGGTCTTTCTGTCAATGATTGCAGGAATAGCGTTCTCTTTCCGGATGTGGTTCCAGGTATAAGTGCCAATATACTTTTCATTCCGAAGAATGGTAGTTAGACTGCTTTTT